AGAGTTACAAGATTATGAAGAACAAGCACAAGAGACTGACCGTGAAGTTGAAAGATTGAAACAACTAAGTGGTACACTAACTACCGGTAGCGCAGATAGACAAGAAAAAGCAAAAATAAGTGCTGATGAGTTAGAGAAACTTCAAAAAGATTTACAACTATTAAAATCTAAACCTGGTATGGATCCAGAGAAGTTTAAAAACTTAGAAACACAAATTAAAGAGTTAGTTGATAATCCTGCCGCTGAAGATAAAGACGTTAACAAATTACAAGCATTAATCGCACGTGTTCAGGAAAAACAATCTATAGGTGATGCTCAGTTTAATGAACTTGATAAGAAATTAAAACAAACACAGGGTGAATTAGAAGCAAAAGAACGTAGATTTGTAAAGAGTCTTGCAAGAAATACAAGTCAATTTGATAAGAACGCAAGTGCGCTTAAAAAGTATGCTGACATTGTTGCTGGATATCAACGTACAATTGATAACTTTGAAAAAGAAATGAATACTACAACATCGGAAATAAAGAATGATGCTGAAGAGGCTCGTAACATATTAAATGTTATTAAGCAAATATACAATGATACTACGGCTGATGTAGACCCGAATGCGATTCCTAAACCAACTACACCAACTAATATCGATATGACTAAAACAGATACTAGAACGCCTAAAATTGAACCAAAACCAGCAAGTCCAAAAGGAAGTCAACCACACGTTGATGCAGGTGAGTTAGCCAGAACTGCATTAGATAAAGCATCCACTTCGTCACGTCCGCCTCACTATAGTAAGGCGAGTAAAGACCTTGATAAAATGTCAAAGGGAATTGATGTTGATGAACTAGCCGAATCTATTCAATTAGTTGAATATCCGGATGATAAGGCTCCTCCTAAGATATACAAAGATTGGGGTGATCCTGATTTTAATGATTGGATGAGAGACCATTTACATATTTTAATTAATATGTTTAAGAGTAAATTCAGAAATGAACTAGGCAGAAAAAGTCCTACGTATGGTGATGGGCAAATCTCATATGATATACAGGATGAAGCGTGGTATCTGAAAAAGATATTTGATGGTAATGACCCTATATTGACGGAACCAAAAATGACTGCTTTTCTAAACCTAGTTAAGATGACATTGTTTAGTCAACCAGTTGAAATATCACAGCAGGATGAATTGTTTAAAGAAAGTTTAGACAGAACATACTCACGTATGTTGGACAATATAATCGGACTACCCTATATAAAAGGGTAAAAAAACCGTAGAAAAAAATGTGTTTACCCGCAAAAGGGATAAATACTATTGACATTGAGAGATAGTTTTGCTATACTATCTCTAATGTTAGTTACTTCATAGGGAAGTAGCGAATATTAAAAAACGAGACCATCTCAATTTTATAAGGAAATATTATTATGGCATCATTAGCAGACATTCGTGCCCGTATCGCGGCACAAGACAATAAAACAAACAACAAGGGTTCACAAACCCAATCAGATAACTCTATCTACCCCCATTGGAACATTGACGAAGGCACGACGGCAACAGTTCGTTTCTTGCCTGACGCAAATAGTAGTAATACATTCTTCTGGGTAGAACGTCAACTAATTAAGTTGCCGTTCAATGGGGTCAAGGGTGATCCTAACATTAAACAAACAATCGTTCAAGTACCTTGTATTGAAATGTATGGTACAGGCGAGACTTGCCCTATCTTGGCAGAAGTTCGTCCTTGGTATAAAGACGAAACATTGAAAGAAATGGCAAACAAGTATTGGAAGAAACGTAGTTATATCTTTCAGGGTTTTGTACGTCAAAATCCACTAGGTGATGACAAAGTTCCTGCAAATCCAATTCGCAGATTTGTTATCAGTTCACAAATTTTCAACGTGATTAAATCTAGTTTGATGGATCCTGAAATGGAAGAATTGCCAACAGATTACTTGCACGGTGTTGACTTCAACATTAAGAAAACAAGTAAAGGTGGCTATGCTGATTACTCTACTAGTAATTGGGCACGTAAAGAATCACCATTGAATGAGTCAGAACAAGCCGCTATTGAAGCACATGGTTTGTTTAACTTAACAGACTTCTTACCTAAGAAGCCTAATGAAGCAGAGTTACGCATCATTAAAGAAATGTTTGAAGCAAGTGTAGATGGTCAACCTTTTGATAATGAACGTTGGGGTAGTTACTATCGTCCTTGGGGACTAGAAGCACCTGCAGGAGCGACCGCGGATAAACAAACAGCTACTACTGAAACTAGAGCACCCGCAACAGCACCCGTAGCAGAGACTTCAGCACCTTGGGAAGATGAGCCTGCAACAACAACTGCACCAGTTAGTGTCCCGGCAGCTGGCACATCAAGTGACAAAGCACAAGACATTCTAGCAATGATTCGTGCTAGACAAAACAAGTCTTAATAGGTGATGGGGCTTAGGCCCCTTCCTAAGGAGAACTCCATGACACTACCAGACGAACGATACCGTGCCCTAAAGCAGGGTAAAAAGTTATTGGAAGAACTATGCGACCCGGGCAAGACACCTAGAGTGCCTAGTCTAATAAGAGACAAAGCAAGGACTGCATTACGACATTTTCCAAATGACAATGAACTAGAGCGTATTGCGGATAATTGTCCAGAATACCTTGACAAAGAACCGTTTAGTTTGTATACTAACGGTGTACACAAACAATAAGGAATAATATGAAATACTTAGAAAAATTAAGCAAAGTAAATGAATCATTTACTGTTAACCGATATGACAATGGCTTTATGATTGAAATTGGTGGTCGTGATAATGAAAACGATTGGAAGACTTCTAAAATTCTTTGCACTACAGAAGATGAATTATTCGCTGTAATCAAAGAAGCATTAGCAATGGAAATGGATAGCTAAATGGCAAAACCTTTTGACGTAAGTAAATTCCGTAAGGACATTACAAAAAGTATCGAAGGTCTATCAATAGGATTTAACGATCCTACTGATTGGATCTCGACAGGAAATTATGCTCTCAACTACCTCATTAGCGGTGATTTTAATAAAGGCGTACCTCTTGGTAAAGTTACTGTCTTTGCCGGAGAGTCAGGCGCCGGAAAATCGTTCATCTGCTCAGGAAACCTCGTCAGACACGCACAACAACAAGGAATCTTTGTAGTCTTAGTTGATTCAGAGAATGCCCTTGACGAAGCTTGGTTACACGCACTTGGTGTATCTACAGAAGAAAATAAACTATTAAAACTAAACATGGCAATGATTGACGAAGTAGGAAAAACTATTTCTATGTTCGTTAAAGATTATAAAGCATTATCGGAAACAGATCGTCCTAAGGTATTGTTTGTAGTTGACTCATTGGGTATGTTGTTAACACCAACTGATGTTAATCAGTTTGAAGCGGGTGATATGAAAGGTGACATGGGTCGTAAGCCCAAGGCATTGACAGCATTAGTTCGTAACTGTGTTAATATGTTTGGTTCACTTGGTATTGGTTTAGTAGCTACTAATCACACATATGCTTCACAGGATATGTTTGATCCAGATGATAAAATCAGTGGTGGTCAAGGTTTCGTTTACGCATCAAGCATTGTTGTTGCTATGAAGAAACTGAAACTTAAAGAAGATGAAGATGGTAATAAGATTAGTGATGTGCGAGGTATTCGTGCCGCTTGCAAAATTATGAAAACTCGTTATGCAAAACCATTTGAATCAGTACAAGTTAAAATTCCTTACGAAACAGGTATGAGTCCTTACTCAGGTCTATTAGATATGATTGAGAAGGCCGAACTTGTTAAGAAAGAAGGCAACAGTTTAGTTTATACAACACTTGATGGCGAAATCATTAAGAAGTTTCGTAAAGCATGGGAAGCCAACGTTGATGGTTGTTTAGATAAAGTAATGTCCGAGTATAGTCAAAAATCAACAACAAAGATAAGTACTGTAACACCTGAGGAGGAGGGTACAGAATGAGTTTAGCTTTTACAGCAGAAATATGGGATGCATTACGAACCCATATTGATTTTAATGACCGTAGCGATGCGGCTGACACATTGATTAATTTATTAATTGATAATGATTATGAAGCAAGTGATATTAAAGATTCTTTTAAGAACGACAAAGAGGTACTTAAGGCATTAAAAGGTTACACAGACCAACACGATACCGAAGAGTATGAAGAATATGATGAAGACGAAGACCAAGAAGAATGGGATTAAATGTCAAATTGGTACACAAGGGTATCACAAAATTTAATTGTGATACCCGATTTCATCTCTCATTTTGAGAATGAATTATTATCAGCAAAACAAGAGGTAAAGGTATACGGTAATGTTGAAAAAAATATTGCCGCTATTCCGGGACATACCGAACATCGTTTTAATCAACTACAAGAGATAGAAGCAGTATTAAACTATCTCAATATTAAATTACGGCAAATTCGCCGTAAACACTTTCAAAAATACTTAGAAGCATATAATAGAGTATTGACAAGTCGTGATGCTGAAAAGTATGTTGATGGTGAGGATGAAGTTGTAGACTTTGAAACACTTATCAATGAAGTGGCTTTACTAAGAAACAAGTGGTTAGGCATTATGAAGGGACTTGAAGCTAAACAATGGCAGATGGGTCACATTGTAAGATTACGCACCGCCGGTATGGAAGATATCACAATAGGATAAAAATTCTTCTATTTTAACCAAACATAAATATGACTAATGGATCAATATCAATTAGTCTCACGTTGGATACAGGGCTTTATACCCGATAAAATACTGCCTTGGCAGATAGATTTAGACACAACTAACATCTGCAATCAAGCTTGCTATTACTGTAACACCGAGCAATTTAGAACAGAATTGCCGGTGTACCAGCCTATAGAAATGTATAGTAAGTTAATAGATAGATTGCATAACTGGAGAAAACATGATCCTAACGTTATCGGTACATTAAGTAATGTTATCTTTAGTGGTGGCGGTGAACCTACGTTGCTTCCAGGATATGAAGATTTATTGGAAGATGTGATTGATAAAGGTTACGTAGCAGCCATGAACACAAATGGTACTAAGTTACATAAGATATTAACAATAAGTGATGATAAGTTAAAACGTATGGCTTATTTAGGATTAGATATTGATAGCGGTAATCCAGACACATATGAGTTGATACGCAAAAGTAAAATGTCAACTAGCCCTTTTGATAGAGTTAAAGAAACTGCAAAAGAGTTAGGTTCTAGAGGCATTCCATTAGATATCAAAGCTTTACTAATGCCAGAGAACACAAGTCAAATAGAAATCAATAGTATATTTGAATATGCAAGAGATGTTAAAGCTAGGTCGGTACACTTAAGACCAGTCGTGTTGAATGGTAACAGTTTCATTATGAACAGTGAAGTTGCCGCAAGAATAAAAACTGCAAGTGAATTTTATGGAGTAAAGTCAGATATATCCTTAGGTAGATACGACGAACGACAATACAAACGTTGTCATCAGATGTTTTTATTCCCTAGTTTCTGTGCTGATGGAAACATTTATCTTTGTTGTGAGTACAAAGGCCGTGAAGATACTAAACTAGGCTCGTGGATCGATGATGACTTTAGAGATATATGGTGTAGTGATAAGCATAAAGAAATTTATAATAACTTCCTTACATCATTCTGCAAACCATGCAGACCGAATAACACAAATAATCAGATACAAATGGCCATGAATGATTATAGTAGAGTGATTAAATCATTTATCTAAGATGCCAGTCTCTAAAGGTTTCCCAAAAGTCATTTCTTTTGCGTTCGGTATATATTGACTTTAATAAGTTGTAGTTATGTTTGGTTATACACATTGACTCATAGAAAAAATCTTTCTTTTTACTAGTTGACCAGTTACTTATATTTTTGCATAATGACGCAATACGCATTAATCTGATAGTATCTTTGGTTTCTAAATCATAAGCCTCATCCCAAAAATCACTGAATGTTTTGTATCCCAAAGACTTCAAGTTTTCTAATGACCCGGTAGGCCCTACTATTATAAAAGGGTGTTTATTGGCTATTGGCTTCCATGTTTTCTCAGAATGATATATTTGATTACTAACAAAGTTTGATTCAGTAACTACACTAATCAATGTACTATCATAAACTGAATATGATTGATTGATGATTTTTTCCATATTAGGAACGTTTGTAATCCCGTCAATATTTAAAGGAAATAAAGCTTGTAAATCATCGGTCTTATTTACATCTACTAGATTTAATATTATTTGCCTACGTTTAGCGTCAATCGCATCTAACTCAGGAACTCCTAAACGATATAATGTTTTCCATAATACACCTGAATCTACACAATGTTCTGGCATACTAAAATAACTGTCAGCTAGAACATCAAACTTATAAAATAATGCTAATAAATCGCTACGATGTGGTTTAGTTTTTCTGTTATAACATAGAAAAGTTTTACTTCTTTTGTAAAAATTTAGATTTTCAGTGGCTATATAGTTTTGTATTTCTTTGCTAGCGTTTATTTCTCCCCATTGGTAACTAAAAATAGTTGCTTTATCTATAGGTAAAATCCCTTTATTTTCACACCATTTATTATATTCTTCCTTTACATTAGCATGACCTAATAATAAAATAGCTTTGTTTATTGGTACTTTATGGGTTATAAAAAGAATGTGAACATTATCAAAAAACGCATCCAAGTTGATTGAATCTTGGCAGGCTTCTAATAAAAAATAACCATTATTATTTTTAATCATTTTAAGTATGTTATCTGGTATGTTACATTGCTTTTCAAACAAATCAAATGAATAATTATTTAACCATGATCCTTCACTTATATTAAGTGTAAGTTCATATAGAAAATAATCATCTTGGTTTAAAGTGTGTGAAATCACATATTCATATCCAGTATTGTCTTTAAACAAATGTAATGTCCTACTAGGGCATATATCAACGTTATCTTTATCTTTAGCTAATGTTAATGCTGATTTTAAATCTATTTGGTTATTGCTTAAAGGATAATGAGGCCCATACCAATCATATACTAACTTTATTTTATCTGTCATTTTACTAATCCTGTTTCAATCATAAACTTATCCCAAAACTTTAATCTACGATTATCGGGATATATTGATTTAAGTAAGTTAAAGTTATGTTCAGTTATATCTTTAACTCCATAAAAGAAATCTTTTTTCTTTTGAGTTGGCCATTCATTTATCTCTTTGCATAACTTACCTATTTTTAATAAACGTTGTCCATGTTTAGGTTCATCGTCATAACTCTCATCAAAGAAATCACTAAATGTTTTATATCCTAATGATTTTAAATATTCTAGTGATTTATATGGTCCTATTAATATAAAGGGATGATAGTTGGCAATAGGTTTCCATGTTTTCTCAGTAAAGAAAACATCCATATATACAAAGTTTGTTTCCGTAACCACACTTATTAATGACTGATGAAATAAGTTTGGTTCTGGGGCAATCAGTTTGATCCTATCCCATTCATTAATGGTGTTATCTATTACTAATGGTAATATACTATTTAAATGTTTTATATCTTTATCTGTTATATTCAGTTCATCTTTAATGTCATTACGATAAGATGTTGCATGTTTTTCTGAGTGATAAAAACTTTCCCAATCACCTCCCCAATGGTCACATTTTTCAAACATACTAAAATAGCTATGTTTAAGTAAATCATATTTATAAAATATAGTATAAAGGTCTGCTCTCCAATGTCTATATTTGTTATTATAACATAAAAAGGATTTTTCTACCCTATTAAAATCTTTTTCTTTCGGTAATAATCCTTCAAGTTCCTGTAACTGAATACTTGATAACCATTCAAACCAGTCGAATGTAACTATATTCATTCTTTCTGCTATATTTTTTCTGTTACAATATTTTCTATATACATCTGCCCCATTTATACTACCAGTATAATATATTACTTTGTTTAATGGTATTTCATGCTTATTAAAATGTAAATGAAACATATCTAGTTCCATATCTCCTAAATATGATTCTGTCATATATTCAATTAATAAATAACCATTATTATATTTTATATCATGTTCTATTTTTTCTGGTAAATCTATATTACTCAACATGTATTCTAATAATTCAACCCCATATATATTACGATCACCGGACATTTCTGCCCTTAATGTTATTTCATATAAAAATATATCATCATCTTTTAACATAAAACTAGGAATAAACTCAAAAAGATGATTATCTAATACTCTCATAGTTTGCATTGGATTACACAATGCCCACATTTTTCTAGGATTATGTCCATAATGTTCATATGCTATATCCATTGAAGAAAGATTATTTATTATGGGATATTCTCTATTGAAATAGTCGTATGCTATTTTTATTTTTTTGCTCATAGTGGTATTTATTGTAGGTTGCCAAGGTTGACAATAATTGGGTCCTGTGATACAATACTTGTATTGAAACTGATAAAGAGGACTACGAAATGACTACAGAATTCAAATCTTGGGAAGAGTTGACACAGTTGGAACAGGCCCAATCTATATATTGGGATATGTACAAGGACGCTTACGGTGTTCGCCCTCGCGGTGTTGACACCTCACACTGGACCCTTGAGGATTTTGATGCTGAGTTTGAAGGACTCGGTGTAGCTATTGAAGCCGAAGATAAGGCCCGCAAAGAGGCCGAAGCTACTGCAACTGTTGTTTTTGAGCAACGGATTCAGTCATTAGTTGATGCTGGTGCTAAGGACCGTGTTACTGCTATGCGTTGGATCCACGAAGCTGAGGACACTAACGGCGATGATGAGTATTTGGCTTGGACACTTAGCTTACCCTATGGGTATTTTCGTAAGGTAGCTTAAGGCACAAAATTTGACAATAAATGGACCCTATGATACAATACTTGTATTGACACTGAAATAAAGGAAACAAATGTCTACTATTCGCATTCTCTCTGGCTCTTATCGTAAACAATCTGTAGTCAATACAGAATTTACTTTAGTTAAAGGTTTTCAGACCGGTGCTAAAGGTGGTTATGTGACTGTTAAAAATGATGGTCAATTCGCAATCAACATACCTGAAGTCAAGGTACTTGTTGATAGTATCAATGAAATTGAATTTTTAAATGGAGATAACGTGATAGCTAATACAGTAGAATTTAAAAAAGAATCAGTTAAAGAAACTGAAACAGAAGCAATGGACCGTATTGCGGCTCGTTTCGAGGTCCTCGATGAAATGTCACGTGCGGCAATCAATGGTGATATCCGTGCTATGATTGTTTCAGGCCCGCCCGGTGTCGGTAAGTCATATGGTGTTGAGACACAAATGGAACGTGCAAGTATGTTTGACAAGCTTGCAGGTAAGCGTGTGCGCTTTAACATTGTTAAAGGTGCTATGACTGCATTGGGTTTGTATGCTCAGTTGTACAAATATTCTGACACTAAAAACGTGTTGATTTTCGATGATTGTGATTCAGTTTTTACTGATGATTTAGCATTGAACATTTTGAAGGCCGCATTAGATTCAGGCAAGACTCGTAGAATTTGCTGGAACAGTGATAGTCGTTTGTTGCGTGAAGAAGGTATCCCGAATACTTTCAACTTCAATGGTAGTGCTATCTTTATCACTAACTTGAAGTTCGGTAACTTGAAGTCTAAGAAACTTCAGGATCACTTAGAAGCATTGCAGTCACGTTGTCACTTTCTGGACCTGACTATTGATGGTGATCGTGATAAGATGTTGCGTATCAAGCAGGTGCATCGTGATGCTGATGGTGGTTTGTTTAGTGATTATGATTTCACAGAAGAACAATCACAAATGGTGATTGACTTTATGTGGGACAATCATACAAAACTGCGTGAAGTGTCTTTACGTATGTGCTTGAAGATTGCTGACTTAGTGAAGATTAGCCCGAACAACTGGAAAAATCTTGCACGTACAACGTGTATGAAATCTGCATAAACCCTGCAGTGTGCGTAGAGGCAATGTCAATAAGTCCTCTTCGATAAAGGAGCATATGCTCCTTTAGCCATTATGTTTGTAAATACTATTTGATTGTGATATAATAAAGAATGGATTTTAAGACACTTGAAGACTTGGGCACCTTTATGCTTATCAATATACGATTGAGCAGGTATGACCTACAGTTTGTAAATAACTTAACTAATTTTATTGGTATAAAAAATACAATCACTACCAATCAGGATAGTCTCTTTAAAAAAATTGCACTAAAATATCGTAAACAGTTCGCACAACAAAAGTTTGATATTGATAGTTTATTAACATTACCTTGGAAATGCAACGTAATAGAAAGCTCACCTCAATATACAAATGCATCCATTGCTATTGTAAAAGACACTATAGTTTTTAGATCGCCCTTTAAACAAAGCTTTTTGGCCGCATTAAAAAAGAATCCAATACATTCAATGGAATGGCATAAGGATAAAAGACAATATGAAATTGAGTATGGTCCCACAACATTAAAAATGTTGATTACATTAAGTGCCGACCACTTTGAAGTTATAGACTATTGTCCAATTACAAAAGATATTATCAATAGTCTTAGCGAATATGAATCAGTTAAATATTGGGAGCCGACACTTGTTTGCAACAACGGTTATTTCTATATAGCCGCACTCAATGAAGCATTGTATGACATTATCAACGATATTCCACTAACCAATGATTTAGTAATGGTAGCAGATTATGTACAGTATGGTATTACTGTAAGTGAGTCTGTTATAAAGCATTTTATTAATATAGAAGATCCAATGAAATTAGCTATTGCGGTTAGTTATAGGGTTGAATGTGAAATACGTGATATAGATTCTGTTATCAAATGGTTAAGCGAGTTGGGTTGTGACGGATTAACTGAGCCATCAAAGGTATCTTCAAAACAATTATTTTTCCTAAATGAGTCAGCAGAAAAATTATTGAATAATTTGAATATGGATATAATAAGAAACCAATCTAACTTGAAATCATACGAGAAACCTGTTATAATTCAATATAGAACATATGGATTCAATGAACATCCTTCTGTATTCAAAATTATAAAATGTGTTAACTCAGAACCTGTCAACTTGGGAGATAAATGAAACAATGTAAGATAATCGTTAAAGATGAAGTTAACGTAAAAATAGAAGGACTTGAACTTGCAGAGCGTAAAGCACTGATGAAAATGTTTGAGTACGAAGTACCCGGAGCAAGATATCTACCTGCGGTAAGACTTGGTAGATGGAATGGTAAGGTAAGCTATTTTAGTTTAGCTGGTAGCACTTACATTAATTTGTTAGAAGAAATATTACCTGTACTTGATAGAGCAGGATATGATATTGAGTTGGATGATACAAGAGATTATACAACTACCTTTGAGTTTGCTGAAGTGTCCGAGGCTACGTTTGCTCATAAGAACTGGCCTAAAGGTCATCCCAAAGAAGGTACACCCGTAGAACTACGTGATTATCAAATCAGTATAGTTAACAACTTTTTAAAGAATCCTCAATCACTACAAGAGATTGCTACAGGTGCAGGCAAAACATTGATGACTGCCGCACTCAGTTATAGCATAGAACAATATGGTCGTAGTATTGTTATCGTTCCGAACAAGAGTTTAGTAACACAAACAGAAGCAGATTATATCAACCTAGGATTAGATGTTGGTGTATACTTTGGTGATCGCAAAGAGTATAACAAAACACATACTATCTGTACTTGGCAAAGTCTTAACAATATGCTTAAGAAAACAAAAGCAGGTGAAGCAGATATTATGGACTTCATTGAAGGTGTTG